TTTCATAAGGTATCTTAACTTGTACACTTTCAAACGGCTTTGCATATCTAGTTTTCATAACTTTACAAGCGGCACGTATGCCTTTTACTTGTGTTATTTTGTTGCCATCTTCATCTTCTTTAAGTTTAAGTTTACGCATAGCAACAACAATACTCGATGCGTATATAAAACCTTGTCCACCTGATATCTTATCATCTGGATCAAACATATCCTGTGATGCATAAGTGTGGTTAGTGCATACCATACCTACATTGTAACTGCCAAACATGTTAACTGTGTTTCTAACCAATGCAGTTAGTGCTTTAGGCTTTCTACCTAAGTCACCTTTCATATCACCTGCTTCAAACTGATTAACATCAGTGGGTGTAAGCATCATACCTAATGAATCAATAACAAACAATACCTTAGGGCGTTCGCCATCCGGTAATGCTTTGTAGTCTTTCATAAATGTGCTAACTGTTTTTGCAACATCATCAATCATTGACATTGCTAGTTTAAGCAGTTTGCTTTCACTAGTATCAACACCGAGTGCTTTTAACCATGCTTCGTCAAGTGCGTTTTCAGTATCAACTAATACAACAAATATGCCTTGTTCTTGTGCATGTTTTACAATGTTACCTGCGGCAAAATAACTTTTACCTGCTCCGGATTCTCCAGCAAATACTGTAACCTTACCCAATGGTACACCTTTATTAAAGTCTCCACTGATCAAATAGTTTAGTGCATAATTGCCTGTTGAAATCCAATCTGTTGGATCGTTAAAGCCAATTGACAATCCTTCAATGCTTTTTGTGATATCCTTGCGAAACTTACTTACGTCAAATGGTTTTGCCACTATCTTCTCCTTATGTTGGTATGTTGTAAAGATCTTTAAACACTTTACTACTATCTAAATTTCTTCGTTGATCCATTACTTTTAACTGACTTAAACTATTTCTTAAATCTTTTTCAAACGGCTCGTTTATATAATTCAATATGTTCTTATAGCTTTCTTCTAATAAGTATCCAGGGTTTTGATTGATCTTATTCTGCAACTTTATTTTAACTAATTCTAACACACTTTTGGGTAAATGTCTAGCATTTAGGTAAACCGGAGACAACAATGGTCCAGCAATAAAGCTATTATTGTGAAAACCTATATCCTGAAAGTATTCTATAGTATCAAAAAAACTATTATAGTTAAGCAGAAAATACAACATGTTAAAACTTATCTTATGATTTTGTTTTTGTATAATTTTTAAATTGTCTACAAAGTCCTGCCACTTTCCGCCGTAACGGATATATTCAAATTCATCTTGAATTGTTTCAACACTGATTATCCAATGCACATTTTTGAACTTGCATATTTTTTCAAATACTTTTGTATCAGTCTTACTTAAATTTGTGTTTATACGTAAGTTGACATTCGGATTAACATCAGCTAATAAGTCAAGAAACTCCTCATTTTGTTTCATTTGCAAAGGTTCTCCGCCAGCCATATAAACGTGTTTTAAGTGTGGTGCATTTGAAAAAATATAATCTTTAAACTTTTGCAATTGTTCTTTATTTGGTGTCTTAGTAAACTTTTTAAGTTCACTCGCCCATTTACTGCTGAACTCGGAACTACAATATACACAAGCAAAGTTGCAAAGATTTGTCCAACGAACATCAACTGCACGTAAACTATGATTGCTTTGTTTATAGTCAGTAAAGGACTCATCTTTTAGTTCACGCATATAAAAAATACGATCACTTATAATATCAAAAGATTGTTTTCCTTGTTCTAAATCATAACATGGTCCACAATCAGGTCCGGGCTTGTCGTTAAGCATACAACCTTGTGTATTTTGATTTTTATCGCTGTTAAGTATATCCTCAATAGTATTGTCTTTTAGGTTACCTATATATCCAGCACTACGAATACAATTCTTGACTTTGCCATCAAAGTTATACATTAATCCTTTAAATGGCATAGGACAAAAAACTCCTTTAGTTAATGCACGTTTTGGATCCATTATATTTCCAATGCGTGTTTTTTAAAACTAAGGCTAAGTTCTTCTGGAAACAAGCTGTTGTGTCTACAATTAGTATAAAAATCACAAACTGCGTTTACCCATGCATTAACATCAGCGGCATTTTCACCAGCTTTGTTATAAGGTTGCGTAGCCACCGCTCCTGGGCGTAATAAACTAAGTCTACATTTAGTGCCTTGTTCTTGCACTGTTTTTACTGCATCCTCTAAAGCTCTTTTTTGTGTCCGGTATTCAGCAAGTTGCCTAAGAGTCATTGCAGGTATTTGTGGAATCTTATAAGTTGCAGCCATTATAGTGCTTATTATCCAAATCATCTTATTGCTATTATCATGCCATTGTTCAACAACATGTTGGAATAGTTCAGTTTGAGCATATCCTGCTTGTGCATTGTTTATCCACATATCGCATGGTGTTATGTGTTCTAGTATCTTTGGTATGTTTCTTATATTATGGCCCTCTCTTTGGCTCAACCCAACAATTTCATGTCCTCTAGATGAAAGGTACTGTGCAAAACTTTTGCCAATGCCATTGGTATGTCCTGTAATTGCAACTTTCATATGTAATCCTTGATATTTATATTGCGTATACTGTCTTGTTTTGCAATAAAACTATCTAACTTTTGTTGATTATTTTCATGTGTTGCAATTTTTAAAGCAACATTTGTATCTTTTAAATTATTTTTAGCATTCACTGTGAATGCGTTTGTATATATAGGATTCAATGGCCGTGGTGTATTTAAAAAAGCCCAATCATGATTAAGGTGCATCTGGTTTGCATAATCTACGATTGCATCAAAGTTTTCAACGTTTAAACTATGTACCGTAGTCCATGCTTCAAGAGTTAAGTTACTATATTGTTCTTTTAATTCTACATATTGTGCTACAATAGAGGTATAATTTTTCCAAGTAATTGGCCATCTGACGTAATCATGAACATTACCAACTCCATCTAAACTTAGTGTAACAATAAGTTTAATATTTTTATCTAGTATTTTTTTTATGTTTGGCAAAAGCCTACTACCGTTGGTATTCACCCTTATTATTTTGACATTTACAGGCAAGTCAGTTAACAATTTCTTGTATGCAGGACTAGCTGTTGGTTCCCCACCGTTTAGATCAAGCTCTACTACTTGTTCCATTGGTAACTTATTAAATAAGCTGACATTATTAATTTTAATATAATCTTTTGTCTCTAGACTACCAATTTTAGTACTTAACCCGGCATTGCAACTTTGACATGCACTATTACAAATATTATCTAATACACCTCCTAAAATTAAATAATCAGTTTTAATTTTTGAAAGAATAGTATCTCGTTTTATACTATTCAATCTTATACTATGAGGATCACTGCTGTGTTCAGTAGTTTGGCACCTCTGACACTCTGATGGCCATTGATTGTTATCCATCTGTTTTTTTATATCTGCTAACCAACTGCTTTTTTGCATACTTTCCCAATTAGGAAATTCTGGTGCTGCTGTCATATGACCACATTTCCCAATTGTTCCAGTATTGTTAAACCTTACAAAGTGATCTAACCTAGGGCAATACATTGTTAGCAACCTCAATGAACTTTTGTATTAAAATATTATATGATCTACTTGGGTGTTTTTGTAAAGTACTTACAATATCTTTAAAGGTAAAGCTGCTCCCACACATATCTTCTAACATTTGGTCAATAAACAACCAAAGTTTTAAATCATCACTTAGTGATTGAGTTAACTTTTTTTCAAATTCAACTGTTGCTGGTAGTATCCCAGCTCTACTAGTATTATTAGTAATTTTTCTAATATCAGAAAACTTTCTTAAATTGATTTGGCACTCAGGTGATATAAATCTACTTAAATTAACCAACCATAAAAACTGAGGTAGATAGTGTCTATTTAGAAAATTATACTGTGTAGCAAACCAAAAACAAGTATCAGGATCTAATCCGTCATAATCTCGTTGTAGATGTTGTAAATAAGTGTTTATTCCACTAATATATCTTGGGAGAGGATCTCTAATATATACATCAATTATTGGAAGTTGAGAAATTTCAGTGTTCTTGTAAACTTTTAACTTCTGATTGTGTATATCCTTACGTAAACTACTGGTTCCGTTTTTTTGTATCAAATAAACATATTGGTTATATAGTGATAGTTCCACTACCTCACAATTATTTGGGTATAGTTCACTATCTAACAATGTTAGCATGTATATTCCTATGTTAAATGAGGGCAAGGAGAAAGGAAATAAACCTTGCCCTCCTTTGCCGTGTTAAGTTGCAGACTGTCTGCTACGAATCATAGCAAGTATGTCTTCTGCTTTTTGCGTCTGCGGTGGCGATGCCGGAGTTCCAACTGGAGCAGTTGGTGTTGCTCCCATTTCCTCTGGAGTTGCCACTGGTGCTGGAGCAGTTTCTATTACTGGAGCACTTACTGCCACTGGTGCAGTTGTAACTGCAGCCGATGCCATTACTGGTGCTGGTGAGCCTTCTGGCTTTTGCATACCTGCTGGACGGAAGTATGAACTCCAACGATCAGCATCATATGCTTGTCCATCAACTGATGCTTCAAACATTTCTTTCATCACCTTGAGATCTTCTTCTGTAGGTTTCTTTGGTAAGAAATCGCCTAAGTTATAAAGACCTTGTGACTCAATTGACGTTGCT